CTGAGCCCGGGACCTTCACCAGCTTAGCGCCAGTCTTGCACGCCTGAGCCGGCAGGTTGTGCGCTGGTCCTGGCATCTTTGACGGCTTACTCAGGCCGCCTGTTATTTCTCTTGCTTCTTTTTTTAACATAATAATTTCTCCTATAAAATCTTATACTGACAGCTTGTGAGCTTGTCAACTTGCTTGAAAGCTTGACGCCTGAGGCTTGGACCTTTACGGGCGGGCCCACCCCAAGCGCTTGCGCTCTTACTGTTCAACTGGTAACCAGTTATCGTCCCGGAATACTTTCAGGATCTCGCTGGTATAGATGCTGCCGGTCTCGTCGAAGAGTCCTACCTCGGACCCTTTAACGTTGACCAAGATCGTGCTGCGCACGCCCCGGCCCTGAACCGGACTCTCCATCACAACACCAGACACTGGCGGCTGGGTGCCTAAGTGACTGTGTAATATCTTATCACCTTTTTTGATTTCTTTTACTTTCATACTTTCCTCTCATTGTTGTGCTGGCGGTGCACGCTCGAACTCAGGCCGTCACCCGGTCCCGGCTAATGACGCGCCAGCTGTTATAACTGGCCGGTCCAGTATGCGCATTAAGCGGCCAGGACCTGCCAGCTGTTGTTATATCCTATATAATCCCAGGTTCAAGAAAAAAATTAAAATAATTTTCTTGACAGCTTGTAGGCTTCAGGATACTGGGCGGGCCCACCCTTGTGGCCTTGCAGATTATGGGAGGGCCCACCCAAAAAAAAAACAAAAAAATTCTAGTCAAGGTTGCATTGTAGATTGGCGAGATAAGTCCAAAAGTTGCCCCTCGTGGTAGGCATATTCCTTATCCAATTCGCAACGAATTCACGACCATTCTTATAGGGGTTTCTACTCCCCACAACTGCAACCTTGACCATTCATCAAGGACAGATGAAACTAGTTTGGGTTTTGAAGATTGGAATTATTAAAATCTTCTTCTGTCATATTCCTATCTTCCCCAGTACACGCATTGTGCCAATGATAAGTAAATGAATAACCAGACGCAGAACCATTAGTATTATCCCAATGGTATCTTCTTCTTTTTACCCACGCGTTTTCTTCACTCATTGTCATTGGCTCGTGTAATCTTCCAGAAACACTATCAATAGCCCTATTCATAAATTGATCTGCCCAATCATTATAACAATTCATTGAGCAAAAATTTCCACCACCATAGTAGAAATCTGATCTTCTTC